AATCCAATTGATTCTATAGTCTTGATGTATAGCATCCCAAGTTTCTTCAATCCTATTTGTAAATGAAGAATACTCTGTAACTTTAAAGTCTGGAGTTGTTGCCGTATCACCACTTGCCTTTAACCATCTGTCGCTCTTAAGACCAAACATGCCCAATATCATTTCAACACCTTCAATAGTACCCTTGTTTCTCCATATATAAGGCGAATTAATCTTAAGCCTTCTCAAGAATTCATTATTGCATTCTTGATAAGACCATTCCTTATCATCTGAATAATAACTTATAACATTATTGCAATTATTTTCAAGCTTATATGGAGCTACTGTTAGTGTTGCATTTTGGCTGAACTCTCTTATAATTGGTTTTCCTTCATCATCAGTATTTACAAGTTGTCCCCAACATTTTTCTTCATTATAACTAATATAACTTCCACTAGTAACTTCAGACCCATCTAAACGTTTTTCAGTAAGTGTATAAGGATAAATGAGTTCAACATTCCATCCACTATTCTCGACAGCATCTGTCAAGAAATAATCTGGCAGATTGCTTCTTTCATCATATGTAATTCTATTGCTGTTTCTTATATTGTTAATATATGACAATATCTCATCAAATTCCCTTGCGAAAATCCTCAATGCCTTTTGGATTCTCTGACCACCAAACACAAACTCTTCTTCGTCACCTTCATTGAATTCACGTGTGTATGTCCAGTCAAAGTTCTTAATCGCCTCATGGGTCATTGAACGCCATAGGTTATCACTGAAATTCTCGTCATAATACTCGCCAACTTCTACCATCTGTTGGGTATATGCATTGAAACCATAGTCACTTGCATCAATGTTATAACCGCCATAAGTAGTAGGGAATCTGAATGGAACTAATTCTCTGTAATATCCATAATCATTCTCACGAATAACTGAAAACGTTGCAGTGTAGTCAGTATCCTTATTCATCAATAACTTCTCGAAGTTATCACATTCATTATAGAAAGTATTCAAGAAATCTTTATTTGGGCGAATATGATACCCTTTCTTATTAGATAAGTATATAATATCATTATTATCACCAAGATACACATTAATTATGAAATCATCATTAATGGTGACTTTTGCTATGTTATTTCCTTTACAAAATTCGTCAACAGATTCAGTTTTCCAAGACCTTATTCTACTCTCTATACCATCATTAATAATGCTATAGTTTAAATATCCTTCTTCAGCAAAAAACTTCAATGGATTAGTCGCATCACTTGGCTTAAGTGCGCTATATATATTAATTCCAAATGGATTGTCAACATAATAATCTTCATCACCACCTAACTGTATGCTGTCCTCAATTCTCTCACCATCTTCAGTGTATGCACTTGTATAATATGCATACTTGTCAGTTACATAAAGTTCTCCTGGAAAACGACTAACAATGTCAGTCACAGAAGCCCTAAACAACTCAGTCAATGAACCATAATATGCAAAGTCATTGAGGTCATAGTAGTCTTGCTTTAATACAATCTTGGTGTCATTATCCTCAACAGCACCAGAAGTAATGCCGCTGATACTCTCAAGAGTCCACACAGCACCACTTATATCATTCTCCTTCCATTTATCAGTATTATACTGGTTAGATGGTCTGCCATCATTCCTAACAGTTATAATAAAGTTATTTGAACGATATATAGGGGTTTGGTCAATGCCAAAATTATCGACACCGCCAATTGTGGTGATGTCTCTCTCATATATCGTTCCATCCTTTATGTTTTGGTGCTTCTGCTGAAGCACATAGTTTGAATGACTCTTAATATAATTAGGCATATTCTAAACTCGTTTAAACTTTATCATCTATTGTCTGGGAGAAATCTATATTGTTACCCTTGTTACGTTTAACTTCATATATAGGCTTCCCAGTATAGCTATCCTTAAGCGTATAATGCTCGTGCTGCACGTATATCTCATTATTTTCGTTATATGTGGTCACGAGTCCATTATCCAAGTCTCTCAATTGGCTGTTCTCCAACATGTAGCTGATTGTGTCAAAATCATGAGAAACAAGCTCTATATCTAATTGTATTGGCTCGAACAATGTATTGACCAATAGTATTCTCTGGGTAGGTTTACCAAGGTAGGGTAATGAATTTGACTTAAAGCTAGGTGCAGAAGAAGGTGACACTGTAATGAATGTTAGGCTTGAACTATCTTCATAGCGATAGGTATATGTCTTATCACTAGATGAGTTAGGTGCAGAGATCACTGGTTCACACTTGTTATTACTTGTTATGATTCTGTAATAGTTTTGTCTTGTACCATTATCATCAAGGTATATAATTCTATATCCCACAAGTTCATTATTCTTTTGGGCTTTAACTATTGTGTAATCATTTTTGATTTGCGTTGTATCTAGTACTAGTCCCCTTACTTCTGGGAATGCTGTCAAATTACCAACATCGGCTATTACAGCTTGTATTTCCCTTGGCTTGATATATACAGTATAGAAACCTTTCTTATTGAATTCACTAAGAGGTAGTTGAAGGTTATACATACCCTCAACAACACCATCAATCTCATCATTATCTCTTACAGAGCATGTTAATATGCTACTGTCTAGTTTTTTAAAGTTAGCCTTAGTAAGTGAATCATAAGTCCTATTCTCGTGATAGCAATATGATATATCTACCAAATTTGGAATATCATTATTGCTAATATGAACAGGAATTTGGAGGCCATATGTTCCAACTGCCATAAATTATATTGTTTAATTATCCATTATTTTAAAATAACCATTTCCATATTGTAACATCGATTCTATCGATGTAACCTCGCCAAGTTTCAAATGCTTCTCGAAAGCTGCGTTAATTCCTCTGTCTATATAAATATCAGAATCAACTTTTTCCATCATTGACAATCCCATCTTATATTCTTCCTTATATACTGGAGATACATTTAATCCATTATATGTATCCATATCGGTATATGCGCTGAAGTTTGGTGTCATATCTTTATCAACTGTATTGATTTCAGTGGTAAATCTAGCCAATGGTGCTTCATATATCGTACCATATATATCGTTTTCAATTGGTGTCAAGTCTTGCTCCAATTTATAAGTAAATATAGTATACTTATGTGGCAAGTTAATAGCTTGGAACTTCTCAGTTGGCATAATATCTATTTCATCTGGTTCTAGTTTCAATCCATAGAAAACTGGGGTTTTAACAAACCTTACAGTTTCATTATATTTAACTCCATAATTATAGTTATTAGTAGTCACGTCTGCTGAATATGCAAGTGTAAATGGACTTCCACTTTCTCTTTTAAGTGTTGCCCCCATATAGTATTCAATATCACAATATAGGTTTTCATCAAACACAATACTAGAGCTAGTATCTTCATCCATTGTTTGATATACAGTGTTTGCGCTTGTGATTGCTGATAGTGATGTAACCCCACTGTCACAAATTACCCTTGTAGGTTCTACAATATCACCATTTACGTCCTTATAATAGAATTCCATATCAGTTATTATATTACCAATGAAATAGTTTTCAGTAATATTTGTTGCGCTTGATGTAAGTTTGAATCTATCAATTAATGAAGTATTGCCAACTTGATATAATGGTTCTAGCACTGTTCCCAATGGTGGTTGTGCATATGTCGTATTTTCATATGTCGCTGCATTGTTTATCTCAATACAACTATCATTATATATACCATCAATTGAATTACCCACATCATCCACAAGCCTCACTGTGGAAGCCAAGTCATTTAATTTTGATATTGTATACCCTGTCAGCTCTTTAACATTATATATGATAGTACTACCACTGTCATAAACATCTACATTTACTACTTTTCCATCATCACTTAATGTATACGCTGAAGGTAATTCATAGAATTCAGAATCAAAAAGCTGTCCAGAATAGCTATATATGATATTGCTGTCTTTGTCATATGTATATCCACTGATTCTATAGTAGTCTATATTATCTATAGTAATACCGCTATCTTCAGTCACTTTATATGTTTCACTATTATATATTATATAGTCTCTAGTATCATTACCTTTACGTCTTCCAAATTGTTTATAATTATTTATGTCAAAATACTTGACTGCTTCATTTAAACAACCACTTACAGAACTTGTGCTATCATTTTTGAAGAATGAGAAATAATATATAGCCCCATTAGGCGTAAGATATGTATCAGCATAGATTTTCTTTCCATTAACAACTGTATATGGCGTTGAGGTGTCTTTTTCTCTATATACAAAATATTCCTTTCCACCTATATAATTATTTGTCGTATCATATATACCGTATTCAGTCTTTTCGATTGGTATTAATACGTCATTGATTAGAATTGAATCTGTCTTTATAATATCATAGGAATTGCCAGATTTCATTGCATTACGTACATCGTCTTCAGAAGTACCAGTATATAAACGATTTTCATCATCAAAAGCATAGAATGTATATGCGCTAGATACAAACTCTTCTGTATTTGCACTCGCTTTTATATATACTGTTGTATAATCATCCCATGCATCGTCCTTAAATATTTTTTCCATGTAAAAAGGTGAAAAACAGAAACCTTTTTCCCCATCTTTCAATATCCTTGTATGACCACTTGAATCAATTACTGTAGTACCACTCTTTGTATTTGCTGAAGCTGTATATCCACTTGCTACTCTATAGTCTATTCCAATTTCATAACTTGGTGATAATGATGAAAATTGCCCAATGTCCTCCAATGAATTATAAAGTTCAATATGGTCATACATACTTGGGGTGTAACAAGATGTATTAGCACTTACTTCATTATTAATTTTATTAATATTTTTTTGAAGCTCAGTATACCATTCCAACATTGAATCACATTCCCTTTTACCGCCACGATTGAAGTATTCCTCACAGTCACAGCAATCTTTTACTTCACTGTTCTTACAATTCCAATGTTCAACATCCTCTTCTGTTGGTTCTGTATAATTTGCACTAGTTTCATATCCTTCTCTTTCCTTGAACCATGCAATCCACTTAATTACATCTGGATAAAATAATGTTTCTCTCTTCCAATATTCAGTATATGCACTAGAAATGTTATATGTTGGTATTATGTTATCACATATCCAAGTATAAAAGGAGTTTCCACCATAACTAGAATACCTTTCATCCATTTCCTCATACACGTCTCTATTTGTACCATATTCTAGTTCGCTGACATATTTGTTATCCACCTCAACATCATAATATTCTGTTGCTGAAGTATATATACGTCCACAATGTCCAGCTTTATTGAGAAGATGATTGTAATTCTTAAAGAAGGTGTATATCTTATCTAATGACTCAAATGACATGGTATTGCTGCTACTGCATCCAAGGTCATATGTATTTGATGTAAAGGACAAAGTAAGCGGTATCATACCATAATTGGTAGGATACTCATATTGCCTTTCCTTCAATGACTCGTCATCAAAGTAATAGACATCATTACTGCCATTATATGCAGGCCACACACTAGGCAGTCTACTTATCATTGGTTCTAACGATATTGTCTTCTGTATTATCCTCATCTTTTACTAATCACATTCTTTATCTGTATCTTTAAACATTGTTGGGTTAATATCAATATAAGCTGTTGTTTGTCTACCATAAGTTATATTTTTTTTGACATCATCATCATCTTTTGTATCTTCAGCAAATTTGATTTCAAATAGATTAATTGTAACCTTTCCTTCTTTCCTATCTATATTGACATATCTATCATCGAACACGTATGCATATTGTTTATTTTTGAAATCATATACAGCATATAATGGTATATATGACTGCATATATGAATCCTCTAGTTTAATGCCATTTTTGAGTTCTGTTAAATCATCACCATTTAATGTCAATGCACTAATTGGATTTTTATATCCATTTTCTGCATCACTCCATTTCATTGGAACTATGAATGGTATAGTACGTCCAATTCCAGCATGGTTGAATTCAATCTTCATATAAATAGGCTTTGGCACAAGTTTTTCTGAATATTCCCTAAAGATATATAAATAATATCCTTCT